TTGAGTGGATAAAACTTACCGTTTCCATCTTTTCTAATTCTATTTTGTAAGTGAGCAGTGCCTGTGGCAGCACTAGGCATCCATGACACTTTGAATCTACCGTTAGGATTAGGGAAAAATTCTACATCACCATCTTTAATTCCATCTTTCCAATCAAAGTTACCTATTGTATACTTTTGTTCCTCTCCTAATTTTTTATTGTTTTCTATTTGTTCGTATAGTTTGATTTTATTAAACACTCCTTCACCTGATTCATCACGGAAAGCATGTTCTATAATTCTAGGGAAGGCTCTATATTGTTCGTTTAATGCTCTATCGCTTTCTTGTCGTTTGGCATCTTCTTGTGCTATCAAATATTCTAAAGCACCAACCCTAATTATCTTACCTTTAATGTTTTTGGTAGGTTTTGTTGGTTTTTCTATATGACAATATCCGTACTTATCTGTGTAAGAAGACATGTTATCTTGAGCAGGTAAGAAATAACTATATAGCCCTGATGCTGTCATTTGTGTAACAGGGTTGCGTTTTGTCACGTCTGAAGCAATGTACATTTTTTCAAACTGTTCTCCACCTTTAGCCATAGCTCCAACTGTAGAACCAATAAAGGCTGTACCTACAACCTCACCACCTTCTAACATTGTAGGGGAAACTTGACCAAAGTGATTAATGTAATCATTAGGTTTCTTCCATTTACCTGCCTCATCTCCTAAATACATGAACATGGCTTGTCCATCATAAGAGTCATCTTTGGTTGGTTGAAAGTCAACAAGGTTGTTTAAATATTCATCTGTACTTATCTTCTTCGATTTCTTAGAAGCCTTTGTGTTATTTAAAGGACTAGCGAATTCAAATTCTTTAGGTGAATCGAGTTTACCTTTAATCAACGGTAAGAAAAAGAAAGGTAAGTTTAAAAGCATATATCTGTACTTCAAGAATGCTTTCTTAGCATCTGCGTCAGACTTAGAAGTAATACCGAAGTTATTGTTTCTAGTACCTGTGGAAGCATTCAACATTATAGACAACACAATGTATGTAAAACCTGTACGTCTAGACTTAACAAATAGTTGACCCAAACATCTTTCGTCTACAACACAAGCTTCTAAATGATAGAACATTTTCATTTGTGCATATCTATAGTCCATGTACCCACCGGTGTCTAACATCTTACACCACTGTAATGCGAAGTAATGATTACCTGTTAAGTAAACAGGTTTACCATTGTTCATAAACCAAATGCCTTCTCTTCTTCTTCGGAACTCTTCTTTTATGTAGTCATCCCAAAGGTCTTTGTTTTCGGGTGTTATACCATAAGGTACTTCTAACCTTCTCCAATATTGTTCTTCTTTCGGTAAATCTGAAAATAATATCTTCGACTTATCTTTAGGTACTTCGGGTAACTGTATGTTTAAGTTTTCTAATGTTATAATTTCACCCGACGTAGAAAAAGGACATATTCTAACAGCGTCGTCTGTTTCATTAAACCAATCCTTATGATAACTTTTTGGTGAATAAAACTCACCTTTACCGAACCTTTCAGGATATCCTACTCTAAATTCTCTTTCTTCTAAAGAAAGATCATCCGATTCTAATTTTTCTCGTAATTCCCTAAGATCATGTTCTAAGTTAGAAATAGATTCAAAAATTAAAGGTTTGGCACTAATGGCAGAAGAATGCTTATGTGCCTCAAGATCTGAATAATCAATATCCATTAAATAAGCATTCCTTAAAACACCAAGGGCTGAATCACCGGCATATACAATTCTCTCTATATAATCTCTAGCTACTTCTTTTTTGGGTGCATTAGGAGAAGACATCCATCTATTAAGAATATTCTTAGCAGAACCAAACGATGAAGACTTAGATTCCATAATTTTCTTCATCTTTTCAGGATCTAAAGACAATACGAAATCTTCCATTTCTTTGGTATCGTCTTGTGAAGATCCATCCACAGAGAAGAAGTTATAGTTCAACCCTTCTATCATTATATCTAATCCTTTAGCAATATCTTTTTGACTTAATACACTACTCATAATTTCATTAAAATATCTTTTGTGGACATTTTGTAATAAATTACACCATCTATTACAAATTCGTATTCGCTATCTTCGGTGAACATGATTTTATCCCCTTGTTTTACACCCTGAGATAACAAATCTTCGTTCGGATACTTCATAATACCCAAACGTTCTAAACGTCCTTTATATGTACTCTCAGCTAACGACAAATCGAAGCCTTGTTTTTGTTCTTTTGTTATAGGTTCTACAAAACAGAAAGGGGTAATAGGTATCCACCCTTCTCCTCTATCATACATGAATACTTCGGTTAACGGAACCATATATTTATTATCTTCTATAAAATAATTACTAGGTGCCACGTTTCCATTAATGTCATTCCTTAATCTGAATATGTTATGATGTACTATAACCTTATCTCCTTCTTGAAGTATTGTGAAATCAGGGGCAGCCACAACTGTAGCAACTCTGTTTACATAATCTGCTGATTCTATTGTAGAATTAATAATTACAGAATCTCCTGTGGAAATTTGCGTTTCGTTATTGTAAGCCTTGTCGAGACTCACAATCAAATAATTCACCGTCTTCATATTATTCGAAGTCTATATTATTTTCAATCATCACAGGCATGTCTACAATAGTTTTCCAATATACCTTACCTTCCTCGTTCTGAATGAATATGTGATATGCTACCTTATCTTCATATTTTTTTTCTGTGGCTACTCTAATTTCTGCTATTTCATAAGGTACGTGTTGTAACCTCATTGTCTTACCTACTTGATAATGGATAGCTCCGTCAGGATAGTCTTTACCTACGGATATTTTTCTAATGTGTGAAATCATAGTTATATTTTATTGTTTTTACAAAAGTAATAAATTTTAACTATCGTTCTATTTATAAAAAAAGAGGATACTATTTCTAATATCCTCTTCGTTGTTAAATAATGATTAATTATCCTTCGCAGGGTTCAATCACTATAATTTTTATTTTATCATAAGCATTTTCTGATACATTTATTTTATCCTCCAACAATGAAATTAATTTTCGAATCTCTTCATGATGTGTATCTGTCGGTGTTTCTTCTACTACCTCTTTCTCATAAGGAAGTAGTTGGACTAACAACGCTTTTGGTGTTGTACTACTATCGTCTTCGCCTTTTGCGTATGCTCCCCTTCCTCTTAAATGGATAGATTTAGAAGCATATATGGTTATGGTAATGACATCTGCTAATATAGGCTGTAAGTCTTCGCTTTTCCACTCAAATATGCCATTATTAATCCAACCACCTATACCTTCTTTTATAACTTTGGTTTCGTTATTATGTGTATATGAAATTTGCCATTTGGTTGTTTCTTGAGGCTGATTTTTGTAAGCACCTCCTATCGTTAAATAGTTTATGAGTTTAGAGTCTTTCCAAGAAATTTTATATTCAAATTTATCTACAGTTTTTCCCCACATCGTACCATATTCTGCATAATTCGAAGGTGTTACGTATTGTTTTGTTTCGGGATTGTAAAGAATATCTGTGACTACTCCTCTACCTTCTACATTGCTTGTGATATTAACATCTTCAGTTAATGCTAAATTAAGCAGTTCGTCAGGGGTATTATGTTGTTTCATATTATTTTGAAATTATTATTATTTTATATTTTTTTGACAATTTATCATTATCGTTACTTTCCTCTGTTTCTGTAACAGTAACTTCAGTTGTATCTGTAATCATACCGTCATTACTAGTAAATGTAATTGTAGCAGTTCCTTCACTTATTCCTGTAACCATTCCGTCTTGAGTAATACTTATAACCGAATTGTTAGAAGTACTCCAAATACCTGTTTTGTTACTTGCGTTATGAGGTAATACGTCTACACTTATTTCTGTAGTATCTCCTATAATTGTGTTCAACAACGATGGTGATAATATAACATTTTCTACATTTGTTATTACACTTTCTCCATCAATTTCATTCAGATACTCTTCCATTAGCGTACAACCACTAGCCATAACTAAGTTGTGACTATTGGAATCACTCATCACACCTCTACGTATGAAGTAATCTTCCGGTATGTGAGGATTTGATATATAAAAGTTTGCAGGACGTGTGTTCTCAGGAACAACAGGATAAGGAATGGTTGATATTTCACTATAAAAATTACCCGAATATGTATCATCTTTAATCATTAATATATCACTTGTGTCTTTACTGTCGAGATATGGGTAAATAGAACCATCTGAATTCAAAGTTTTATTTGCTCCAACATCCTCTAGTAAATCAATGTAAGTTTGATTAGCAGATTTTATATCAAAGGATTGACCTACTAATGGGTACATGGATGTCACAAAATACCTATTTGGTATTTGTTCGTATTCTGCAACTTCTGTAGATCCATAAAAACCTGTCCACATATCTCTATCATCTGTCTGAGGGGTTTCTCTTTCTCCTGTTACAATATTTCCTGATGTATATACTAAAGGTATTTCTGTTTCATTATGAGCAGAAATTTTTTGTTGATATATTTTAGTAGACCCTGTACCAAACCAAGCAGGGAGCCTTAATCCATTATTAGAAGGTTTATAATAGTTATTTATAACATTGTATGTGCCTGCACTTGTAATTCTTATTAACCTATATTTCCAATTATAGACCACGTTGTTTATGATATCGTATTGTCCACTACCTTTAGGGTTAGGGAATCTATGAGATATATTACTATATACATTATTTAATACTGTAAAATCACCATCAATTCCTCCTCCATTTACAGCATCTTCAGTTCCTAATATTGTTCCTGTTTTACTATCTTGAAAAAAACACCTCTGTACTGTAATGTTACCCATAGCAACCGTAGCATCTGAAGGTCTATTAAAACCTGACCCTAATGAGCCACTTTCGTCTCCACCATGGCTAAAAGTACAATGGTCTAAGATTATATTCTTACCTCCTTGCATCCAAAACGTATCTTGGTTACTAGTACCTCTAAATCTGATGTATCTGATTATAACATTACTAACATCAAAAAACATAAATTCGTTTGTTCTTATAGTAATACCTCCTTCCGGAGCTGTTTGTCCTGCTATAGTTAAATCGTCATAAATATCACCATGTATAACTTCTGAATAATATCCTTCTTGTGTAGCATCAATTTCGCCACTAACGTCAAAAACTATTATTCTAGCTCCCTGTGTTTGTAATGCCTCTTTTAACCCCCCCGAAGCATCCCAATCTAAAGTAGTAACATGGATGACTTGTCCTCCTCTTCCTCCTGTTGCGTATGCACCTGCTCCTTTAGCTGTAGGAAATGCTAATTGTTGATTATTCATATTGTTGTTTTATTAATGTTATTTGTTTAAAAAAGATATTTTACATATATTTTAAGTAATAAACTACTATCCAAATAGTAGGGATAGCTAATTCTTTAACAAGAGTGTAGCTATCAAAACCACTACCATCTCGACTTAATTCATCATAGGTTTCTTTTGCGAAACTGATTAATAACGAAGCACCATAACTAAACCAAATCCAATTGTCGTGAATTTTGAAATGTATTACTATGTCTCGTACTGCTACAAATACAAGCAATACTGTTACGATGTGTAGCAACACTCTGTCGCTAAAGTTTTTCCATTTGTTATCTTTCATAATTACCAAGTTGTTAATGCAGATCTTACCCATGTATCTGTTGCCACACATATATATATATAATCTGATGTTATTCTTACCTCGCCTGTTGTGCCTGTATCTGATGCGCTAGAAGGTGCTGTTTGTAATGCAGATAATTTATAGCCATCTGCCATAACATTACCGTTAACCTCTAGTTTTTCAGAAGGTGTGTCTGTGCAAATACCAAACCTGTCGTTTCCTGCATCTAAAAAAAGTAAGTTTGCGCAGTTGTCGCCTTCAACTCTAAAGTCTGTATTTCTCCCTACTTCGTTTATTACGATCTCATCTACGCCGCTATCTGGCAATATCCAAAACTTACTAGCTGTCTGCTGAAACGATGTAAACGCAGCACCACTTGAGCTAGATTTTATTCTAAAAACAGGATTTACACCATTCTCGTATAAGAGCGTGCTCCCTGATTTAGTAAGCCCTAAATCCTCTCCTCCTTGGTTATTATCTACTTTCTTAAAGTAAACACTACCATCATTACTAAGAATGTCGCCAACGTTTAATTCTATATTTCCTGCGCCAAAGTCTACCGCTCCAGCATTTGTTACAACCCACTCTTTGTTTATTTGGTTTGTGTCGGTGTTAGCTAATGCAGGTGTTTCTGTACTTGCATCATAAGGTATTAAATCAAGAAATTTTCTTTGTATATAAGTGTTATCTGTGTAGTTGCCTCCAAAATACCA